CGAAAGGCATGAACCAATTCCACGACCTCTACCAGCATGCGTTGAATGATGAGAACTGGTACTCAGGGATGTTTCGGGTTGATGAGACCGATGTGCTGGATGCCGATGAGTTGGAGCTGGCAAAGTCCACCATGACCGATAACCAGTACCGTCAGGAGTTCCTCTGTGACTTCGGTGCAAGCGTCGACAATGCGCTGATCACCATCGACAAGGTCTCTGATGCAGCGAAGCTGGTCCGCACTGAGGGTGACGTCGCCGGTTCACCGCGCATCCTCGGTGTGGATGTGGCGCGCTATGGTGATGACCGCAGTGTCATTCAGAAGCGCCAGGGGCTAGTGGCTTATGAGCCAACGGTCTTCCAAGATATCGACAACATGGCACTAGCGGGTCAGGTGGTGCAGACCATTACTGAGTGGAAACCTGACGCGGTCTTCATTGATGCAGGACGTGGGGAGGGGGTCATCGATCGTCTCCGTCAGCTCGGCTACTTCGTTACTGAGGTGAACTTCGGAGGCAAACCCACCAATCCTCGCTACCACAACAAGCGCAGTGAGATTTGGGATGGCATCCGCATCTGGCTTGATGAGGGCGGGGCGATACCTAACAACACGGAACTGAAGACAGACCTCTGCATCCCAACCTACAAGTTTGATGCAGGCAACCGGCTACAGCTTGAGACCAAAGACGAGATAAAGAAGCGCGGTATGCGATCCCCTGACCTGGGGGATGCATTGGCGCTGACCTTCGCCCATCCCGTTGCACCGAGAGGCATTGGCCTCAACGGCACACCGGTCGCAGGTGAGATGCAATCTGAGTATGACCCATTCAACTGACAGGAGATAACTATGTGCGTTTTCAGCACACCTAAACCACCAGCACCACCGCCACCTCCACCACCACCGAAGGAGGCGCCACGCCCTGCTGATCCTGCGACTAAGGCTGCACGTCAGACGATGCAGAAGCAGTTGTCACAGCAGCAGGGGCGTAAGTCTACGATCCTCACAGGTGCGAGAGGGGATCTCTCTGAGGCAACCACCGAGAAGAAGACACTGCTGGGGTCCTAATGTCTGAGTCTGTTCGTAGTCGATATAACCGCCGTTGGGGCGACATCAAGGATGAACGCTCTAGCTACTTTGGTCACTGGCAGGAGCTGTCTGAGTACATTCTTCCGCGCCGTGGCCGCTTCCTCACGTCTAAGCGAAACGATGGCTCGAAGAAGAACAAGAAGATTATCGACTCGACAGCAACGATGGCGGTGAGGACGCTGTCAGCGGGAATGATGTCAGGCATCACCTCTCCAGCCAGGCCCTGGTTTAGGCTGACGACTCAAGACCGTCAGATGATGGAGTCTGCTGAGGTCAAAAGCTGGATGTTTGAGGTTGAGAAGCGAATGATGGAGGTCTTCTCACGCTCCAATCTCTACAACTCGCTGCAAACAGTTTACGAAGAGATGTCCGTCTTTGGCACCGGCGCCATGCTGGTGCAGGAGGACTACAACGATGTGATCCGCTGCTACCCATTCACCGTGGGTGAGTATGGTCTAGCACTCTCTGATCGCCTCGATGTCGATACCTTCTATCGTGAGTTTCAGCTCACCGTGAACCAGGTGGTCGAGCAGTTTGGTATAGAGCAGTGCAGCGATGAGGTGGCTGCGATGTTCCGCAACGGGCAGTTGGATAAATGGGTGGAAATCATCCATCTGATCGAACCCAACAGCTCCCGTGACCCCTCAATGGCGGATAACAGCAATATGCCATTTACCTCTCGCTACTATGAGAAGGGCGGACGTGATGACCGCTTCCTGTCGGTGAGTGGCTATGAAGAGTTTCCGGTGATGGCCCCTCGTTGGCATGTCACTGGGGTAGATATCTACGGCCGATCACCAGCAATGGACGTGCTGGGAGACGTTAAGGCGCTGCAGATTGAGCAGAAGCGAAAGGCGCAGGGCGTCGACAAAATGGTCAATCCACCGATGCAGGCACCCTCTGCATTGAGAGGACAGACCGCGACAGTACTCCCTGGTGGGGTGACCTATGTGGACACAGCGCAGGGTAACCAGGGTGGTTTCCGTCCCGCCTATGAGGTGTATCCTCGACTGGGTGAACTGCAGCAGGACATCATCGAGACACAGGATCGCATCCGTCAGGGATTCTATGCAGACCTGTTCCAGATGCTGACCATGTCATCACGTCGGCAGATTACTGCCCGTGAGATCGATGAGCGCCATGAAGAGAAGTTATTGATGCTCGGCCCAGTGCTTGAGCGTCTCCACAATGAGCTGCTCGATCCTCTGATTGATCGCACCTTCAACATCATGGTCCGCAATGGGATGGTGCCGCCACCCCCTGAGGATCTCAGCGGTATGGAGATCAAGGTCGAGTACATCTCAGTGATGGCTCAGGCGCAGCGTGCAATCGGCACTGGGGCGATTGAGCGATTGGCTGGCTTTGTTGGCAACCTGGCAGCAGCGAAGCCGGAGGTGCTGGATAAGTTCGATGCCGATCAGTCAGTCGATGAGTATGCGGAGATGCTGGGTGTGCCACCTAAGGTCGTGGTGGCGGATGAAAATGTAGAAGAGATCCGTGCCCAGCGCGCCCAGCAGATGCAGCAACAGCAGATGATGGATCAGATGGGGCAGGGTGCCCAGGCGGCTAAGGTGCTATCCGAGGCCGACACCGGCAGTGAGAACTTGTTAGGTGATCTGCTTGGTGGGATGGGATGATAGACAATTCAGAAGGTATCAGGATTAATGCCAGACTTTTTTAGGGCATCATCACGATGTAGATCAATGAATTTACGACGTTCTTTGTTATCAATTTCTGCATATTCCCAGTAGTCCTCAAAATAATCAACGGTCAGAAGACTGCTAGATTTTGACACCCAATCTTTATCATCTTTCGCGTTTGATGAACAAATAACCTCTATACATCTACCTAATCCTTGTTTGCCGCCTATGTATTTTGGAACGGTGTATCCCTCACATAACCTAGTGGACTTTATCCAGGAAATGGGCGCTGAGTTTGGGATCACTGTGAGTGTTGGGTATTTACGTTTAATCTTATCGATAATCAGAAGATAGTCATCATAACAGCCAGGTAGCGTGCTTTTTGGCTTAGGTGGATAGGCGTCGCTTGCTCCAAATGATTTCACCTTGTGAGTAATCGGTGTGAATTTGATATGTTTAGAGGTCCAACTTTCTTTTGAGCCGGGTATTGAAAGTGCCCTCCATACGCCAATATCCATGGGGCGTAGACCTTCACGAGGTTTGAATCCTTGTGCTGAGACCTCTTCAGGGGTTGAGTCAAAAGACAACCCTAGCCCCTTAAAGATTACTTGTTGATGCTTTGGTTCTTGGATTGCATCAATCGGCTTGTCTGTTGTTCGCATCAATTTTACTGAATTACCTGTTGGCTGGCATGCTGTAAGAACGATTAGTAAGGATGCTGATAAGATGGTGTATGCTGGTAGTCTCATTATTTAGTGCCTCTCCTCACTCACCGCTTCATCATCCCACCAGCCATTCTCCACAATAGCCTTGAAGCGTTCCTCCAACACTGAGTTGTACTTGGCGTAGAACACAGTCCCAGTCTTATCAATACGGCCGCGAAGTAGAGAGGTCTCAGGGTCGATATCGACCTCAGCGGTGAAGCCTTTGTGGTGGAGGGCAGTGCTTGTTGCCATAAGTTGATATTAGCACCATCGTTGCGACTTGCCATTTTGTAACTCAATGTTACAGCTTAGGGGATCTACTTCAACATGGATTTCATGTCCGCCTCGTAAGTGGGTCAGCAAGTGTTTTAATTGTTTTGTTTAAGGGGCTGAAATCAATTATTGCCAGTGTTTAGCCAAAGCACTAATTCATTCGGTGTGTATTCGGGCCCAAGCTCATGACTGGGGCTGAATGCTTGGAGGTTTTCAGAAACTTCGTTTGGTATCCCGTTACTAATTGGGTTAATGATGAGGCATTTCTGTGGGTATTCAGCGTCAGTACCATAGTCAAAGGGGGCATTACAGTTATCGGCTAATGGGTCACTACGAGAAGCCCTGACTAACTGATGAAGATGCCGAACAACAGACCCCGCAAATGCTTGGGCTTCAAAACCCCTTATGAGGCTTTTCAAAAAGCCGCAGGAATTGATGTGAGAAATTTACTGGGTTATGCACTTATCACTTGAATTCAGGAAGATATAGTATTTGACTGTATTAAAGTTGAAGAGGGTAAATACACCCAAAACTCTATTAATATTTCCGATGCAATTTCTGTACTCAGGCACATTGTTGAGCTTGATCCAATTGAAAA